GACAGATTTGTGCACAAGTCGCCCCTATGAAAACTTCAAAAAAAGAGAAAAAATTTGTTGTTGTGTTCAGGCAGTGGGCATCACCTTACTTGCGCCAAAAATTTACGACAACTGCTATTTCAACGGCGAAAGCGAAAAGTAAGTTTGAGAAATCTTACAAAGAATATGAAGAAAGAATTGGTTTTCAAATGCCTTTCGATCTAATTAAAATTACGAATGAGCATGGCTTGCTCTACTGGCCATAACTCAAAAAGACGCGATTAACGACGTTTCGAGTAACGGTCTTGGTACCCATTAGTTTCTTGTTCTTTTCCTGAATCTTGGAATCGAATAAAGCGATTTCGTAAGTTTGTCCCTTGGTAACCTCGTAAACATTTTCAGAGTTAAAAGAGAGCATTACCGGAACCTCTGCAGCAGAGTCTAAAACTTGAGTATTCTTAACATTAATGGAAAGAAGTTCCCGATCATCTATTATTTCAGTAACCATAACCAAATCAAAACCAACTTTCCTGTATTCGTAATTAGTTTGCAAAACGCCCTGAGTACCGACCGTTCTAGCCATTGGTATTTCGTAACCTTGGGACAAAGTGCAAGGTATACTTTCCTTTAGAATCAAAGTGACTTCTTTAAGAGTTGATCCGTCTGAATTGTTGCGCGCATAGGTTAGAAAGCCTGAAAAGATATCCGTTTGCACCGTTCCGTTGAACGATGAAAAAGCAGCAGATAAATTATTTATCTTAGCAAATTGTGACCAGAGAGCATTGAAAGAAACATCGATTCCTCTTTCCTTAGATTGATTTTCCACGAAGAAAGAAAGTTTACAGACCCTCTTTTCGCCAAAGATAAGTGAATCATATTGTTTGACCGTAGCAGGTGTGAGAGTTTGAAAGCGTTGACCCAAGTTTGGAAATACTCCAGCAGGTACTTCATATTCGACCATATCCGTGACTTCACGGAAAAAGGGATCTTTTCCCGGTACTTCAATTGCCTTAGCTTGCAATTCCGTGGAATCAACTTCGATCAGTTCAGCTGCGTCACCAATTTGAGGAACCAACGAATCCACAGCATCCAACCAACCACCGCTAGCAACCCAGTAGACAACACCACCCAACAACAGAAAAACAGCCACGCCAACTTGTTTAAGGGTAATGCCCTTAATTTTGTAATGTTCATCTCTTTTTTTATTAAAGAGAGAGGTCTGGTAACAAGCCCCGACCTTTTTATCGAATCCGTAGGAGAAGTCTTGTACAGCATTATCATAATTCTCTATATCTTTCTCTCGTAAATACTGGTAAACCCGGAATCCTGAACCACGCTTAAACCAACCGAAACGCTCCTTGCTAAGGTTTCTAAGCAAATTAAACGACTGCGTCTTTCCTCTGAGCTGAGAGTCAACGTCAGAGAATTTCTGAGTAAGATAGATAAGAGTGTCTCCGCAATGTCTAATAAAAGTAAAGAAACTAAGAGTGGCTTGTGCCATGAATTTCCAGTTCCGACTATTGAAGTATAAGTGAGCCTCATCGATAATGTAGACACAGCCGTTATCGTCGTCTCTAAGGTACTTGCTGAAATCAATAGTTTCTTGTTCGCCTTCCTCCAGTTCATAAGAATAGTCACCTCTTTGGGTGAAAAAGAAGCGGTTGTCAGTGAACGTTGCCAACTCGTAGATGTAAAAATCCTTTCCGACATGCTCTCTGAGTGCCTTTTTATTAATCGGAATGTTGGTAATAATGTTACGGTTTTCACGTTTGATTTCCTCTATTATAAGACGAGTAGAGAAATATGACTTGCCCGCACCCGGTTTGCCAGTTACCGCACAAATCGCAGGCTGTAGAAATTCATCAAAATCCATCAAATACAGTCTGCTTCGCAGACCCCCCCAAGCAATCAGAAGTAGCTATTCACGCAGAACAAAGAAAGTTACGCTCTTTTTCTTCCAAGACCCATTGAAGGTTTTTCAAGTCATATTCCATTGAACAAACTGCAGTTAAACAAACTTCCTCGAATACACTTGGACTTGTTAGGTGTGGATCAGCACCATGTGCCCAACCTTTCATTAGTTCTATTTGTTTTGTGAGCTTATATACTGCTGTATACGCTTGTTCTCTACTAACGTTATCAATTTTCTTTTGTGTCATTTTATGCGGATTTTAGTTTCTGTATAATCTTCACGAAAAAAGTAAGTGAAAAAGCACAAACGAGAAGCCAAATCATAGCGAGATAAGGAGGATCCTTGACTACAGGATGCGTTAATAGAATAGAACCGTTATCTTGAGTTGCTAAAATATACTGATATGGATCTTCATTCCAAGAGACAGGAGCACCCGCAATTAATATTTCACCTCGATAGGAGTCAGGAACTTCGAAAACAATATCCTCTATAAGTTGACCGGAAACACTAAGAGTTGAGCCTGTAAAGTTGTAAATTTTCAAGAGAGTGCCCTTGACGTTGCATAGGTTCCAAAAAACCAAATTCGTACTGCTAGTCTGGTTCCAACAGCATAAGCATACAGAGTTAATGCCAAAGAAGCAGGAAGAAACATATCTAAAAATCCAGCTACCTTGACAGATATAGCAGCAATGGTTCCAGAACCAGAAACAGCACCACTAAGGAGAGCCTGAATCATCGATAGAAAATGATTAAAGACATTAGTTTCGACACCGTCCACGCTTATACTTTGACCACCTATTACCAGAGCTATGACAACACCAAGCACGCCAATAGTTGCAATCGTGACAGCCGCTTTTAAAGGATAATCAACTAGTCCACCAAGACTACCGCCGTAATTTGTTATAGGTGCCGTAGGTTGTCCCATCGTATAAAGATCCGTAAATACTTCGATAGTACCCCTATAATAACCAATATACCACCAAAGCACGCCTATAGATATTATAGTTTTAATGAAAAGCGACCAATCAGCTAAGTCTGGGACAGGGTTTTCTGTCATGCCCAAAGGGGCTTGCCCCCAAGTTGAAGGACTGAAAAGATCGACGGCCCCGCCATAATCATCGATTGGAGAACGCCTTTCCAATGACGGTTTATGTATCATAAAAGTACCAATGTCTCTAGATCCGTCTAAATGTTGTCCTACCGTGATAGTGAATTCTTCAAGGGGCATGATTCCACTTTCGAGGTCAGCTACGTGACCATCAACAGAACTTGCAGATTGTTGTAGCTTTTCGCCTATATTCATATCCTCTAAACGTTGTTCAAGCTCCTCAAATTCACCTTCATCGTTTCTAGTACCCTGTACGATATTAGATCCATTTGTAGAAGAATCGGAAGAAGTAGAATCGAGACTCTGAATAGCAGCTAATATTTCCTGCAAAGTTGGAACATCATCATCAGAATCAAGGCCGCCAGTTTGATTTTTGATAGTATTTAAGTGATCACTGATGTCGTTTTGCGATTGATGAAGATCATCAAATTTTTGCAGTATTTCAGCTAGAATATGAGCAGCACCATCATCAAAACCGCCACCATCACCGCCATCGTTTCCACCACCGTTTCCATCACCGTTTCCATCACCGTTTCCACCATTTGCAACAGGTTGAGCCCAAACCGCTTGGCCATTAGGGAACTGCAAGTTGAGCCTTTTCATTTGACCGTCATTGGTAATGTTAGCCGAACTGTTAGCGCTTGGGTTTATAATCCCATTAGCATTTTTATAACCTACTTGGAATTCTGATTGAGATCCGTTTGTTTCCCGAAAATAAATTTCACCAAAACCACCATTTGAACGGTCTGCTAAATAATACCAGTTTTGTTCAGTAATATTTGTTATTTCGTAGACTATACCATTGCCACGAATCCACTCCCCCAAGATTGAAAGGTCAGTTGATGAACCGCCACCATCACCGCCACCATCACCACCACCCGGTCCCAGAACTTGATCTAACCTGAATTCATTTTGAAAACCTCCAGATTCTATCCAGAGACGGAGAACCCCTGCCTCGAAAACACTCTTAACGCTAGCATGTTCTATGACATCACCGTGCACCGTTGGCTGAAGGAAATTATTTCCAGAATTATCGAAAGTAAAAGAATGAAAAGAAAAGGCATCATGAGGATTTGCAGAATCTGATTGTGTAAACATTCCTACATATTGATTTGATTCCTTTGTAAAAATTTGCCCGTTTTCTTGAATAACTACAGTTAGCCCCTCTAATTGTGAAAGTTCATCAAAGGGAACATTGCCACTTGCTACATAATCACCTTGAAAAACAGTAGTTTGCCCTAAAAGGGAAATTGCAGAAAATAGGAAAGGGACCAAGTATCGCATTACCAACCTTTAAACGCCAAATAGAAAATACACCCGAATATCACGCAAATGTTTGCGAGAATCCCGGTATAAAGCTGCCAATAAATAAGATTTTCCATTATAAAAAGAGTAGGGGGGTTCAATCCTTTCGATCTCTTGAACCGATCCCCAGAGGAATTTTTTACGCCCGAGACTGGAGGCAACTTGCACTTAGCTGCGTTTTACACGCTTGGCGAAAGTGAGCAGGATGCCCATGGCAACAACAGCAAGAACGATAGTGACTACCGTATTGAAAATACCAGTGGCATTTTCAAGAATCCCGCCAGAGCCAGCAATAGCTTCATAAATAGAAGCCGCATCTTGATCTTCAGCAAGAGCTGCTACTGCACTTCCAAACAAACCAAGGAAGAAAAGAGAAAATCTTTGCAACATAATGATTGTATGAGGGTTTTTTTGGCTATGCTGAGCCACAGATGTTAACAATGCCCAAAATCAACCCCTCTTAACCCTCTTAGCGAACTTGATGAAAATTCCAAATGCAACAACAGCCAGAACAACAGGAACCACCATGTTGAAAACCGATGAAGCATGATCAGTTAAACCTAAGAAAGAGTCTCCCATCATGCCTTGATGAGTCATAGAACCACCAGACACCATGTTTTGATTCTGTACATAAAAATCTGCGGAACCATCACCGTTAGAATCAATTTGCCAAGCACCCGAAGGTGAAACGCCAATAATTTGCCCGGTTTGACCATATGCACTATGACCTGTCCAAGATGGAGTAACCCAGTCGCCTATTTCTGCCATTTATCTTCCTTTGAAATAATAATTGAAAAGACTTTTCATTCTAGAAGGCTTTTGACGCTCAACTTGTATTTTTGAAACATCGAGGACAGTAAGGGGAAATACCTCGTCATATATTTCACCGTCTTGCTCGAAAAATTCCCTTTGAGCCTTAGTAGGAGGCAGATAGTTTTTAAGAGTTAACCTAAATAAAGTATTTTTCATGTGTCACACTTATGATTTATATATCAAGAAAAGAAAGGGCCGGGGCGGCACGCCGCACCCGACCCTTTAAAACAACCTAGGATTTAGACTTATCCGCATTAGTACCCGAACCGTTAGAAGAAAATTCTCCCCGGACGGAGGTCATGCCCATTTCCGTGCGTGCACTTTCGACGATTATGGTCACTTCTTGGTCGAGTGGACGCGATGATTGCTCTGATAACAGAGCAGGATCCAGAGTTTCAGTATGACGAACAACCGTTGATCCGGTGGAGATTGTGTTTTCGCGCAAAGCGTAAGGTTTCCCATCTTCTTTGCGATTTCCTGACTTTATTTGTGAGGCAACTAATTTGCCGTGTAAGAATAATCCTGCTGTATTAGCCATTATATATCCTGCGTGCTTTTGAGAAACATTTTCCATGGAACGTGAAATGTATGTTGATCCACGAAACTTAGTGACTCTGGTTTTTGTTTTAAGAAACTAGTGAGACACTCCCACCAGTTTGAAATCATTAGTGCAGACCGAACATATCGCCTGTCTTGAATAATTAACATTGTTCGATTCCACCTCTTGAGCCTTTGCCCTAGAGTTTCTAAATTCGCCCGCCCCGGGGCGGGCTGGCACGCAGGTGCCAAGTTTGGGTTGCCAACCGATTTGCTGACTTTATTCGAGGGAGGGAAAATTCCAGAGGTTTGAAAAACTCTTGGTCTTTTATATTGTAGAAACCATTTTGGAAGTTGTCCGCTGTCGAGTCCCTTAGATAGGTACTTAAAAACATATGACATCGAATGCGACTTAACTCTTTGTATTTCAACAAATCCGAATCCCCAGAGATCCAGCAAACGATCGTGAAGGATTTTCTTTTTGTAATCCACCAAGAGGTGCCAATGTGCCCAACCGTTAGCTTGAAATTCCAGTTTCCAAACAAACGATACATCAGCATCCAAATACCGCTTGAGTTTTCTAATGAAGAAGCGTAGCCGTGGCTTGACGTACTCGTAAGCACTTTGTGCGGTGGAGAACTTTTTAGGATCGAGCGTAAGGGTGATAAATCGCCAATCTTTAAAAGATGGTAATCCCTTGTTGTGAAGTTGTGAAAGTTTTTTTTGAGCCCCCACACGTGTGAACCAAGTTGCTGGTCTGTAAGCTTGAACTAGCGGCACGCCAGTTTCCCCCTTAAAAAGCCGAGAGTTTCAGCCCATTGACTCAAAGGCATTGACTCCGCATGAAAAATTTCACAATCACGAGCGGTTATGACCCGGATCCAGCCGAGATCATTGCAAAGACCATATTTTAAAGTAACGGCATCGGAACCAAATCCATAAATGCGTGTTTCATCATGCGAATGGTTATCTCTTAGAGTTTTAGCGGTTTCGCCGTTTTCGGGTTTCGCACAACATGCAGTATGACTAACTTTTTCGGGCAAATCTGGAACTTTGGAAACCATTTTCAGCCGAGTAAGTACTTTTTTGGCACCTTGTCAAAAAAAAAAACCTTCCAGAGTGCTTGCTTTTTAGAAAACCACTGATAATTAGAAATTAATGAAGCAAAAAAAATTACCTATAAAGGTAAGTTTGACCCAAAATTGTGTCCGTTGGATCCACGAAGTAGGAGAGGGAGAACCTCCCGGTAGAGTGGCGAGCTTGATTCTTGAATCATGCAAGGAGTGGAAAGGGGATCTTTTCTCCCTGCTCTTTAGAATCAGAGAAAAAGACAAGAGCCGTTGACCAGGTAAAATAGGAAATTTTACTTGGTTGGCACTCCTAAGAGTGCGGTCTTTGTTTTTGTTTTCGGGGCTTTATTTTAGCACAAAGTCAAGGTAAGTATCTACATAACCTCCACCTT